AATGCCGTATCGCCGTTATTTGACGTAAAATGAATGACGATATATTTAATATCGCCATTCCTGTATGTGTAGCAATTAGACGTGTGGCACTGCGGACCCTGTTTGATTTGAATATCCATACTTATTCCTCCGTATCATCTTCGCCACGTAATTGCAGTAATATATCTTTCAACTTTTGTGGCATTCGTGGATAAATCACCGCCACATTTTCCAACACGCTTATACCCTCATTTGCTATGTAAAACATAATGACAATTTCACGAATTGCGACGTTATCACCTGTAATCTGTTGCAGGACGTTTGATAACGCTACTATAATTAATATAGTAATCTTTTTGAGCAGTCCTTTAAAACCAATCTCACTCGACATTGTTTTTGTGTAGATTGCCTTGATAATACCTGTCAGATAATCCAGCACCATTATCACCAACAGCGCCCACAAAATACTATCCCATTGACCGAAGATTGCGGCGAAAAATCCGCCCACAATTCCAATAACCGTACTTGTCCAATTAAAAATCTTATCCATAAATTAACCCTCCATAATCTCTCGTTTTTCTGCTTTCGTTATATCTCCCGCCTTGATGAATATGTCAAGGTGTTTCTCTTTGTAAATACCCATTTGATAGTATTTACGTATCAATGTTTTATTCACCGTCAACACCTGCCTTTAACTCTGCAATCTGTAACATCAGCATTGCGTTGATTTCATCCTGTGTCAGCTCACCGTTCATAATGGACTGAACATATTGTTTCATATCCGACATACTGTCAAATGTTTTCGCCTGTATCTGTGACAGCTGTTCTGATGTCGGCTGTTTAAATGTGATGCTCGTATGCTGAATTTTTGCGATTTCTGTGTCCATATCGAAATTGTCGTCAGTTTCGGCGAATTTATCATTGACAATCCTACGTTTTATACGCAGGATGTCTCTATCGGCATGTATTCCGTACACCGTGCCGTCAATTTCAACACCGCGTTCATAAAATTGTGCTGTTCCGTTTTTCATATAAAATTTGTACATAATGACCTCCTTAGCTCCATGCAACCGTATTACCTTCAGCCACACAACCTTCGTCCAGTCGACCTATTGAGCTTGCACTTGTGACATTGCCCGTTACAACCGACGAAGCGTTAGCTTCGATAACGTACAGATTTTCTAATGCGTTTGTTGCCGCAGATAATAGAATCACATTATCACGACAAAATGCCTTGTTTGCATAAAGGATATTATATTCTTTACCTTCTGTACTATCCGTTGTTATAATAGACAGATTTTTAATATAATTGTTTGCGAATGTTGATTCTATACCCAAATCAAAAGCGCAATCACCTTCTTTTACCTTTAAGCCCAAGAATGTATTGTCATTACAGATACTTCTCAATCTGACTGCTATACGCTCGTTCAAATCTAACGAAATAAATACATTATTGGCTGTATTGCCTGCCAGTGTAATATTCCCGATATCACTACTATTGAAAATATTATGATAACAAAGACTTTTGTTACCGCTGAAATATATTTCCCCTTGCGGTACGGTGTTATCTTCAAATACATTGTTTATAAATGTCGATGATAATACAGACATTAAATATCCCGACTCTGAATTGTCGGTAGTCCATATATTTGTAAATTTATTATTATCTACAAAAACACCCGAAAATTTCATACAGCTACCAGTATTAGTTTTAGTTTTTAAACCCCAACTGTCAATGACGTTGTTTGTAAATTTTGAACCACTGCACATAATGATATTACCAACGGTACTATCATTTTGATTTACATCATATGCTTCGCCCAATATACAATTATCAACGATTGCGTTACTATTGCCAAATAAAATCATAGGATTAACAGATGTTTGAGTACAGGTGGTGTTATCCTCTTGGAAATTTATATTTTTTAATTTCGCCATAATACCCAAGAAGAATATAACTTGACGTGCGGCAGGATTGGTATTTTTAAACGTAATTGAACTACAGTAAGTACCGTCTAATGTAACTCGTATACCTACATTTAATATAGCATTATAATGACCGAACCCCGAAACAAGCCCACTGTCCTGTGTGTTTTCGTTAGTCAGTACACAATCACCCATGATATATACTACCGTGCCTCGTATGGCTCTCGACAACGCCGCCTGTATTTTTAATTCGTCGTGGTCGCCGTCACACACGACAAATATTTGATTTTTTGAAATGTCTGTAACTGTTTTATCAATTTCGGTGATTTTTGTTGTATTGGCAGTAATTTTTGATGTATTCGTGTTAATATCATCACGCAATACCGCCACACATTCATCATCATAACAAACAGCCGACTGTATTAATGTTTTCTGTTTACACGCATTTCCCGTCGGGTCACCGTTTGTATAATAGTTATCCGATACAATTCGGAATGAAATTGATTTAATTTCTTTTTTTACAGGGATTTCAATTTTAAATTTTGTTGTTTTATACGTTTCTGATGTGCCGTTTATCGTGATTGTTTTATCACCGGTATCGGTTGCTGTGTAATATGACTGTCCGAATGTTTCTGTTGTTGTATCAGTGTATGTAATCAATACGTCTGTTTCACCTTTATTCAAACCGCCACTGTCACAATCGTCCACAGCTATATGACGTGACGCCACATTGAATGTCAATTCTAATGCGGTTTCCGTTTTCGGTTTACGGCGGAAATTATCAACAACAAAATTGTGATACAAATACGTTCCGTTTTCAAACGAACCCGAATATGACAAATACTGTACACCGCTGTCGTCAGTGACTAATTTGTTGTCACTGTTGACGTATTTAGATAAATCATAAAACAGGTTATCCGTTGTCAGTTCAGTATTTATCTCTGATATTTTCGCTTTCAACTCGTTGTCCGCCGCCTGTCGGTCCGAAATTTCAGTACTGATTTTTTCAGTCAGTGAATGTTCTGCGTCCTCTCTGTCCGAAATTTCAGTTGTCAGTTTTGTTGCAATTTCATTGACCGCCTCCAAAAACGAATTTTTATTGTCTGTTTTTAATGCTCTCAAATCTTTGATACCGTCAAATTTCAGTTGACCCGCATACATTTCGGCAACTTCGGCTTTCATATATGTTACTGCTATCTTTGCAACATTTCCCGCCTCTGGTTGCTCTGTAACTTCCAGTCCGAGTTTACCTGTATATTGGTCATAGAGCAAATTAACCCACTTTTCGCCTTCTTCGCCCTTTTCCGCAGAAAAAGAAGCTGAAATCGGCTCTGTTTGTATCGCTGCATTCCCGTCCAAAAAGATTTTAGTCTGCACCGCCAAACTGTTTATCGTTATTGTGCCGTTTCCGTTTCCTTGATTTATGTTTATAATAAAATCAGACTTTTTCAAACTGTGCGTTATTTTATGGACAACATCTGTTTCCTTGCCATATAAATCGGTTTTATCGGCTTTTCCGCCGTTCAGTATATCGTCGGCGTTTGTTCTGTTTGTCTGTTCGGTTAAAATTTGTTCTCGCAATTCACTGTCACCGACCCGCCTGTTTTTCGCCTCTGCGTCAATATTCCCTTGTAACGTATTGTCCGCATTTTCCCTGTCGGTGATTTCACTGTCAATATTACGTTGCAGTTCATTATCCGCCGCCTGTCGTATTGTTACTTCGTTGCTTATGCGACTGCTTAACGAACTATCCGCACTTTCCCTCGCTTTGGTTTCGGCTGTGATTTTGTCTGCCAAACCTACATCAGCGTTGGTGCGTTGCGTGATTTCTGTGTCCAATTTGTCGGACAGTGTGTTGTGGTCGGTTTGAATTGTCGTGAAATTATCACGGACAGTTTTCCACCAATCCTTTAACAGCGTTTTTCCGCTAAAATTAAAATTTAATTTCATTTTATCATTCCTTTCTAATCGTAATCGATTGGGATTTTTCATTAAAAAAACACGCCGTAAGCGTGCTATGGTGGTATTCGTCTGTACATTGTGTCACCTCATTTTTGGTACGAAAAAAGCACGCCGTAAGACGTGCTTTAATGTTTATTTGTTACTTTCTCGTTTTTTTATTTCCAATTCTACATTATCCATATCCTTACTGTTTGCAAGTTGTCTGTCGATACTTTTAATACTTTCAGCAGTATTATTAGATTTATCTGCAATATTGGATATGTACTTTTCTTGTTCTTCTAATTGTTCTAACTGTTTTTTTGTTGATTGTAGTTCTTCATCACTTAATGATTCATAACCTGTTTTCCAATTCTTCTGATTGTCCGACAGTTCGTTTCCAAAACTTGCTCCATACATCAGTCTGTCAATTTGACCTACTTCAATAGATATAATTTTATCTTCATCACCGCAATCAAACGGAACTCCAACGGCTACACCATATATATTATTGGTGTCGGGATAATCATATATTTCATCGACTGTCGAAATATCTAATTTTTTATATCTGCCATTAGGCTTTTTTTCATAAATTTCAGTCTGATTTTGAATATTATCAGAAATGGATTGTTTATAAATTTGTTTAAACTCATTTAACGTACTTTCAGCAGTTATATTTCCTTTTTTCAGTTGGTATCGTGAATGATTAACGTCATTGCTCGGACAACTTTTTGTATGTTGTACGTCCACAGACATATATTCTACCTTTTTATTTAGGTATGTAATATGAAGATTATCCTCATATTCACTATAATTCATTTCTTCTTTAGGTGTTCCCAAAGCCTCATCGACTTCTTCCTTTGTATCGCCTACAGATATTGTTTTCCCTGTCGAAGTATCATATATTGACACTTCATTTGAGGATACCGAACCACAAGCACATAAACAACCTATGGCGAATATCATTACAATCAAAGATAAATATTTTTTCATATCTAAACAACCCTTTCTTACTTCAACAACGGCTGTATCTCATCTACAAATTGGTCGTACGGGATAACACTTCTATCCTCTACCAAAATGGCTTGACACGAATATATTTCTTTTTTATCCTTTGATATTTTTACCTCTCTTGTATCATAGTCGTATTCGGGCTTACAATCTGTATTTTCCGTCATATCCCATATAAAACCTAATGACACATAATACACTCCGTCTTTTTGAACTATATAAAGGTCGTTGTTTATATATTCTGCCGGTGGTGTATATTTACTTGCTACTGCCATATTATCATCTTCTTTCTTTTCTGATATTGTGGCGGTGCTTGTTTGTGCATCATACTGAACGTCTTTTCCCAATGCCTCACTTACTGCTCTTATAGGCAAATACGTTGTATCATTGTACAGGAAGTTATCCTCTTGTACTTCTTTACCGTCCACAACAACTTTTATTGTATTCGGCAAAACGTTTATATTTTGCCATACATCGGTTGCATATGCTCCCACGCACGATATAACACCCATAACAAGCATACCGCATATAAAACTCTTGATATTTTTCATAATAAAAACCTCCCTTTTGATACCCAAATTGTACCACAAAGGAAGATTTTTGTAAATACTTTTATGAAATTCCCGTTATAAGTCCTCCCGAAACTGTTACAGTTTTTCCGTCTGCGGTTTGAAATGTTCCGTTTGCTCCTTGCTCAAACTTCCACTGCCCTACACCATGTGTTGCTCCGTTGCCACCATATAAGATAGTATTTCCCTGTAATTGTATATATGCTTCACTGATACTGTTATATACTTGGAAAACCACTTTTCCGTTATAATACAATATTAAATCGGCATATCTTCGACCATTACTACTCGGTGCATTACACCATAATCCGTACTTATTACCGCCAGCGTCGTAACTTTGGATACCGTTTTTGTCTATAACAGTTCTTGCTTCTGTATCTGTACCCGTCGCAAATATACCCGTTATCGTTACATTACCGCCCTCGTCCATTTTGATTGTTTTCTTCTCAAGCTGATTGAACAACTCAAAAACAAATTTACCGTCCATATTGCCGAGATTTATACGACGTCTGCCCTTGTCGTCCTCTATGTATAACAAATCACCGTCCAACAGTAACTGTTTATTATCAGACCTAACGGGGTTTTGGGTACTGTTCACCGTACCGTGGAAGTAGCTTGTTTTCAGCTTGTTTGCTCTGCCTGAATTTTTCTGAATAGTTTTAATCAGCTTACCCATATACCACGCGTGGTAATACGCATTAGCCAATGTAGGCTGACCGATTGTTACTGACGGCTGTTTTGCACTGTACGGATAATATGTCATTGATACAATTCGTTGTTTATGTTCGATATTATCTTCAAAAACGTGTACTGTATCACCCAAAGAGATTTTATAAAAATCACCGTATTCAGCGAGTTTACTCAAATCAACCACATCACCCGTGATTGTCAGTTGAGGGCGGTCAAGTCTATACTCGTTACCCTCGCCCTTTAAGTCCCACTCACCAAACGCCTTTAGCTTTTCGGGGTCATCGTAATCGCTGTAATCTCGGTACGCCTCACGAATACCGTACTTCTCAATACCCTCTTTACTGTCAATGTACGGCTTACCGCCGTTTACTGATGAAATCGTCAAATCGTCCTTGCCGTACATATACAGTCTTGTCGTCAGCTCTTGCGTGTTTCTCTCGACAGAAAGACTTGTCATATTCTTCTTTATTGACATTCTCACGCCGTTATCCTTACCGATACGCTCCACAACCGCAAATCGGTAATTGTCATAATATATTTCACCCCTGCCGTAAGCCTCTATGACGTTTTGAATTACGTCATAAGTATTTATCTTATCAGTCGGGTAAAAGTCGATTTTAACGCCGTCTGCGCCTATTCTCGTCATACCCATTTCCTTAAGTTCACTGTTGGGTATAAGCTCAAACTTTGTATCGGCTATCGCAAGTTTTATAACGTCGTATGGGTCAACACCAATCGTTGATTTTGTCACGTCCGTATCGTTGCCGATTGTCGGCAAGTGATGATGAAGTGCGTCATCATAGAATATCCTGTTAGCTTTCACCGTCATAATTCTTGAACCGCTGTAATCTCGCTTAACAAGTGTAATGCGGTATGCTTGTCCTTCAACCGATACTATACGATTTTCTTTTATAAGCTCCGCTTTTTCGTCTTTCATAGGGTACTTAAAAGAAACTGTGTGCGTTTCCTGCAATCCCTCAAACACCGCCACTTCATACGCCTTGTTAAGATACGCAAGGCAACCGCCTGTGAAGTCTGTTTCGTTCCATTCGTGTAATTTAAAAGCCATGTTATTCACTCCATTTCATATTGTCAAAATCTACGTCGTACAAAAATTTAGGCGTGTAATTTATCTGTACAACTCCACCGCCTGTTACTGTTATTGTGTTATCCAACCCCGGGACAAGTTCAAAGAAATCGCCCGATATATCCGTCATAAGGCTTGTATTTCCGCTGTAAGCTATCTCTTTTTCGCAGTCAATAACAATATCGCCAGTATGCTTAACAGTGATATTTTTGCCGTTATTTCCTATCGTGAAAGGGCTTGTTGCACCTGTTACGGTTATAATAGGTTTGACGTGTATATCGCCGACATTCGGTACATTCTTATATGTGCCACTGCCATTCAATGTTAAATACTCGTCTTGTTCTATCGGTTGTTCTGTGTCGAGCGGTATTTCCGTATCAAGACAAGGACCGTCCAATGCGTCAAATATCAACTCGGAAAAAGGCTCTGCCTTATACGTCACTGACAAAACGGCTTTTCTGCCGTCGTGTTCTGGTGTATATGACACGCTGTCCATTACCCTTACGTTCCACTTGACAAACGGCATATCGTTAAAAATAAGCGTGCCTTTGCCCTTAAACCAATGGCTTATAGCGGTTAGCTTTTTGTTTAATTCTTCGGTACTGTCCGCACCGATGTTAAAATCAATCTGAAATTTTCGTGTATTGAAATATTCGTGACCCGACACGTCAGTAAAATCATATTCACCGTCTGTTTCGTCGGCACTTACGGTAAACTCCTTTACCTGTGGAAATACGGGACGGTCCTTTGTTCTGACCGTCACTCGCTTAAAATCCGTTGTATTTTTGCCGTTAAATTCAAAACCGTTACGCATATCTTTCCTCCTATAATCCTACGTATTTGTTCAATGCATCTTGTTTTTCTTCCGGTGTCATTTGCATGAAGTTATTTATGATCTTCCTGTTGTCGCTCATTGAATTGTTTTCAATTTTGAAACTATCGAATTTGTCAAGCATTCGACTTAGTAAACTTTCTATATTACCGCCTGTCGCCGAAACCTTATCGGTTATCGTTGCTACATATGCAGATATGTTGATGTCGGCATTTTGCAATCCTGTAAGAATGTTTTTCTTGCCGTCCTCCATTTGCTTGTATTCAGCCTCAAGACTTTCAATAGTGGCATTATTCTTTTTCTGTAGTTGGTACAATTCTTCATCACGTTGCAACTGTTTCATTTGTTCCTGCAACTCTTTGTACTTCTGTTGTCCCTTATCAGTAACTGAATTTGCGTACACATCAAGTTGTGCCTGCACCTCTGACATATCGGTTTTGCGATCTGCTACGTCCCAACTGTCACGAAGTTCTTGCTCTTGCTTTGAAAATTCGTCTTTGATATTTGAAATATAGTCTTGTTGCTTTTGGAGCAGTTCGTCAACCGCACTTGATTGCGACTTGTACAGTTCCATACTGTACTTGTTTGTGTCGTCAATAAATTCCTCAAAACTGATTTTACCCGCATTGTAAAACTCTTTTACTCGGTCAATTTTGCGTTTTAGAAAATCTTCCTCACTGTCACCGTACTTATCCCAATCATCATATGTACTTCTTAACTCCTGCCAAGCGTCTGCGTCCTTTTGCCATGCCGAATACTCGTCAGCATTCTTTTGAGCCACTGCGTCATAACGTTTTTCTTCAAGTGTCTGTTTTTCCTCGACGTATTTTTGATAATTAATAACGTCATTCGCATAAAATTCTTCAAGACGTTCCGCCTCTCTGTCGATACCTGCAATGTAGTCGTCTATCGACATACTGTGATACTTCTGCTGATGTTCAAGCCAACTGTCCGAGTAGCTTTTCATATCGTCATAAAGCGTTTCGCCTGCGTCCGACACGTTGTCAACATAATCGTCCCAAGTGATTTTTGCGTCTTGTAAATCTTGATAATTTCTGTCTTTTATACGTTTGAAAGCGTCAAGCGGTGTGTCGCCGTTGTCGCCCCAATCGTTTATAGCGCTGTGCTTTTCAAGGTATGCCTTTGACTGTTCGTTGAACTCTTTCGTCTGTTTCTGCATAATAGAGAAAATTTGTTCCTCAATATCGGCAATATCCTTGTCGTTCGATTTGAATTTCTCTTGAAATTCTAACCACTTCTCTAATTCTTGTGCGGTCGTTACTGCGTGCGTTTTGGTGTAATGCGTCCAATCGTCCTTGGCTGATGTAAACGTGTCCGAATTGTCTCTTCCTGTTGCGTAATGCGGTACACCCATACCCGACATTATCGCCTTGGTTTGCGACGCTGTGTACACCTTTGCACCCTTTGACAACGGCAATAACACGTCCTTGCCCTGCGGTATAAATGCACGTCCTTTGTCAACGATTAATTCTCGCGGGTCAGATATACCCTTTTCATCATTAACCATTGCCAATCCGCCCTCGAAGTTCTGCGTACCTTTTGCGACTTTCTTTTTGACGAACGTTCCCGTACTGCCAAAACGTGCCGCAGGAGCACTTTTATCGCTTAGTCCCTCTATAGACGAACCATCAACAGAAACAGTATAATGGACTGTCGCAAATTTGTCTTCGGGTTGATAGCCGTCAGGTTCTACACTATTCTTCTTAAATGTAACATTGCCCTCTTTGGGTGGTGCCGTATAGTTGTCGGGTTCTGTGCTGTCGTTAGTCCATATAACTTTACCCGTTGCAGTGATTTCACCCAACTTATTACCATTCAAATCGTTAATATCAAAACCGCCTGTATCTACATTAAATGTTATGGTAACTTGGTTGTTATTGATTAATTCCTGTAGCTTTGAATCAGCCGTATCTAATACAGAAATATCGCCCTCGGCACTGACTTGTAATTGTACATTGCCTGCGTTATTTATTTCCTCGACAGCATTTTTTGCGTTCTCGATTGCAGACACATCACCGCTTGCGTCAATTTCAATATGTTTATCCTCAGGCAATAATCCCAAACTGTGCGCCAATGCGTCAACTTGCTCTGTGCTTAGTCCCAAATCGCCACCTAAACTTGATAGGTCTTTCACTAAACCACTTACATCACCCGACGCTACAGCCTGTTGAATATCAGAAAAACCGTTTTTCATTAATGCGGCTTTCGTGACTATTTCCTCTGACGTTAGTCCGATTTCTTTACCTTGTTTGACAAAATCATTTACAACAGCGTCTAATGCGTTATTATTAATTGCACCTTGTAGGTCTTGAAAACCGTTTTTAAACAGCGCTATTTGTGCGGCAATGTCTTGATTTTCAAACCCCAAATCAGTCATAGTTGATTTGATTTGTTTGCATACTAAATCTACAGCATTACCGCCGCTTTCAAAGACTTCCTGCATATCCTTAAAGCCGTTTAAATTCATAGCGTCCGTTGTTGCGACTTCTGCCATAGCTTGTAGTGATTCTCTGCCGTTCTTGGCTCGTTCGTCCATGCTTTCAATGTTATCACTTATTTCACGATACGCATTTGATACATTTTGTATTTCTTGTATTACTTCGTCTACATCACCGAATTTAAACGTACTTCCTGTAAATTTTTCATATGCCTTAGTAAAATCACTGTCTTTTAAACCATTTATAAATGATTGTCTTTCTAATGCCGCCGCCTTTATTCTCTCGGAACTTCCGTCTTTATATGCGGCGTTCATTTCATCAACTATTGCTTTATACTGCGTCTTGTAGTCTGTTGCTTGTTGCAACCACCCACGCATTTCTTCTTGTTGGTTTTTATAATCAGCACCATAAGAACTACCTTTTTGAAGTGCGTCGTACCCCTCTGAAACTGCTTTTTGTGCCTTTTTACCTGATGTTAAATCCAATGCGTCTTTGATTTCATTCGCACTGTCTTTGGCGTTTGAAACCGCCATTGCAAGTGCGGTGTCAAATTCGCCCGTATCAATCATTAATTTTATGGTATCATCATTTGTAGTCGCCTTGATTTCCTGCATAATATCATTTATGCGGTTCTTGGCGCTTTCAAGTTCTTCGGGATTTAATGTACCGCTGTTGATTGATTCGTTTAGTTTTTCGTATTCACTTCGCAGATTTTCCAAATGCGAAACTTGGTTGTCTGCGTCTTGCCACTGAGAATATAATTCCTTGTAGCTTTGACCCAATTTTGCGTTGTTTTCAATAGCCTCTGTAACGTGGTCGGCAACAACCTTATACCCTGCAACAACCGCCGCAGGCGCTAATACTGCACCGAATATCGGCGCTAATGCAGAAAATGAACTGCCTAACCCCGCAGTCGATACTTTTATCGCTGACGTTGCGTCTGCTATAATAGGCAATTTATCGCTGATTACTCCTAATCCCTCAACAAAATCGCCTGCACCCTTAATCACTCCGACACCGACTTTTGACAATGCACCTAAAGCAATGACCGTAGCGCCCGTATTAACTACAGTACGCTTTTGCTCGTCTGACATTTGCGACAAACCTTTTGCAAAATCGGCTACCGTGGTGCTTGCGTCTTTGATTGACGGCAACATTGTTTCGCCGATACTTCTTGCCGCCTCAACAATATTGTTTTTGGTAACTGACAACTGTGACGCAGTTGTTTCAGCCTTTGCGTCAAACTCGTTCTGCAATGCAATGTTTTCGTTCCATGCTGTATTTGAACGTGTTACCGCCTCGGTGATACCTGCCTCACTGTTTGCCAAACGTAACAAAGAATCACGCAAACGCACTTCGGTAAAGCCCATATCCTGCAACATACTGATTGCGTTTTCACCTGCACCGTCGGCATTTTGTAGACCTTTGATGAATGCGTCTATCGCCTCGGCAGGAGATGAATCAAACAAATTCTTAAATTCTTCTGTTGTCTTTCCTGTGATTTTAGCGAAATTCTCTAATTGTACGCCTGACGAAATCATTGAATTTAGTTCGGTGCTTGTGTAGCCTAAACCATCAGCCAATGACTTGAAGTCTTTGCTGTTGTTTGCGGATAGTAGTTGCAAATCTCTTAATGACATTCCTGTTTTGTTCATAACGTCATTAACCTGCGTATAACCGTTTGTAGTTGCCATTTGCATAGCAATCATAGCCTTACTGAACGCACTACCACCCATTTCAGCCTCTATACCAACGCTTGACAATGCGGTTGCTATACCTAATATGTCGGCTTGACTTAATCCGATTTGTGTACCTGCACCAGCTAAACGCATAGACATATTAGCTATATCCGATTCTGTTGTAGCGAAATTGTTACCCAAATCAACTATTGAACTTCCCAAACGGTCAAAATTTTCTTGGTCCATTTTTGTAACGTTTGCGAACTTTGCAAGTGTTGCCGCACCCTCTTCGCCGTACAGATTTGTAGCAGTGCCGAGCATTGCCATTGTTTCAGTAAATTTAGATATGTTTTCAGTTTTTATACCCAACTGACCGCCTGCCGCCGCAAGTTCGGTTAATTCTGCCGTTGTTTCAGGAATGGCAGAATGTCCGTTTATTCCGACAGTCGTCATATCTATAATTTCTTGCCTAATCTTTTCAATCTGTTCAGGTGTACCGTCAACAGTTTTCTTTACATTTGCGAAATTGTTCTCAAAATCTATCGCAAACTTGGCACTCGCAACACCGCCCGCGGCAAGTGCAGTCGCCGCATACTGTAACGGTTTAGTTACAGTATCTATACCCTCACCGACTTCTTTCCACCGCTTACCTGTATTCTGTAGGTTTTGCGCCTCATCTGCACGTTCAGCGGCTTTTAAGCCTTTCTCATATTCCTCGTATTGCTCTGTTGCTTTTTTGACGGTTGCTTGTGCGTCGGTATATGCCTTTTTACTTCCCGACAATGCCGCCTCTTGCGTACGAATAGAATCGGATATACTTTGACTTTGCTTTGTGTATGCCTCAATCTCGGTATTTACCCAATTCAATGCCTTTTGATTGTCTTTATACGAAACACTGTTTTTGTCAAGACTTTTGTTCGCCTCTGTCAGCAACCTTTTCTCATTTGAACGCAAAGAAATTTGTTTATCTAATTCCGTTTTCTGCGCTTTCAGTGCCGTAACATTTTTATTTACAGACTTGACGTTATCCTCATACGCTTTTTTTGTATTCGTCAATGCCGTACGGCTTGTTTGCAAGGTGGTTTGTGCGTCTTGCATTTGCTTTTTATATGCCGTAAGACCTTTTGTACTTGTATTATTATTTTTGCTTTGCGTCTGCTCCAATTTTGACAATTCACTTTCAACACTGCTTATTGTCGCCTCTAAGTCGGACGCATCACCTCTTATTCTTACTACTAATTCTGCCGCGTCAGCCACTACAAATCACCTCACTACATTCCATAAAACATTTTTAAATACGGGTCATTTCCCGTATATTCTTCTTCCTCGTCCTCGATTATAACTGCAAGTAATAATCTTGGGTCTTGTTTTGCCAAATCATTCGGCAATATACCATGATATTTCAGCATTGTCCCATATAAATCGCTTAATCTTCCTTTTCGGTTGCCTGCTCGGGCAGGCTTTCCTCGTTTTTTCCCGTAAAATCGTCCATAAACCACTTCATAACTTCACGACACATTCTCATTTTTGCTGAAACAGCCGTGTCCAAAATATCTTGTGTCGCCTCTGTACCCTCAAACAGATAGTCAACGGCATCTGCACATACCGATGTAGCCGTTACTTTTTCACCCTCTGCAACGTCCATATATTCTTTTTCAACCAACGTTGCCGCACCGAAACACCACGGTTTTGATACATACTTCTTTTTGTTGTGTACAAATGTTAATACTCTTTGCATTGTTACTTACTCCTCTCTATACGAAAAAAGCACGCCTTTCGGCGTGCCTTGTCTTAAAGTGCTTTCTTCACCGGATAGTAGTTCATATCCTTAAACCAGTTTTCTTCAAGTTCTGTCTTTGTGACACCTTCCGGCAAATCGCTTTCGTCAAAGTATGCGTAATAGTTGTTGTCAAAATCACGTTGTACGGCTGTGTATGTAGCCTTTGCGGTTTGCTTTTCCGGTGCACCGCTTGACGCTTTAGTCTTACCGCCTACGTTTGACGCAAAGCTGTATGAACCCTTGTAATATCTCACATAACGGTATGAGCCGTCAGACTTCATAATTCTCCACGCAACACCGAAATAAACTGTTTTTGTATCATTGCCCACCTCAACAACGCCGTCTTTTTGTGTCAGTCCACGCCACATTGAATCAACTTCCGGCGGAATATCGGCATTTGTGATGTCGTGACCTAATTTTTCAATGTAGTTTGATGTTTCATACGCACCGTTATCGGCGTCAAAAACATCACTGCCGCCTGCGTCTGTCGGTGCAATTTCGACAGTACCTCTCAAATTGTACGGGTCACCATATGTTGCACCCTCTGATGTGTCTGTTAAAACTGCGAAAAATGTGTACTTGTCCACACCTATTGTAGGTAGTGGTTTTCTTTTCTCTGTATTTGCCATAAATCAATCATTCCTTTCTACTACTTTCGTAAATCTCATTGTTTTGTGTTTTATACTCTTGTCGTCGGGATTGGGTACGTCCATTGTCATTTCGTGATAATATTCATTATCAGTCAACAATTTATATACCCTCTCCGACAATTCAAAACACGTTTGCGGATAATCGGCGTAAATATCAATCTGAACAGTCGTATCATTCGTAACGACCGTATTGTCATATGACATTGAGCCTTTGTCCGTTAGCGTGTAATATGCTATTGCGGGCAATTTATTAAAATTATCGGGATATGCAAAACATACACTTACACCGTCTATCTGCTTTAAAATATCCCGTAATTCCAAACCAATATCAAACACCGTATCACCCTCCCTACGCTAACACAAATACTTCGTATTTGCTCGCTATAACTCGTTTCACGAGTTATACACCTCCTTAAACTTAGCGATTATCTCGCTGATGTTATTTTTCAGTGCAGGTACGAGGAACGGCTGTGGTGCTTGCCCCGACGTTGTGTAAAATCGACCGCCACTGTAATACGTCCAGTGTCTTTTTGACGTATGCGAAACAGATTTGTCGCCCTTTGAGCCTGTGCCAAATTCGACATAAATGCCGTAATCGGCAGTCGGACCGATTGCAACGCTGTCACCGTCCACTTGGCTTACGATACTGCCTTTTAATCGCCCTGTTGCAACAGGACAGTTTGCCACTGCGTGCGCTCTTACGACTTCACCCGCCATTGCCAAACCTCGCTGTATTTTATCGCCCGACGCATACTGTGTCAGCTTGTCAACAACGTTGTCTATCCCCTCGATTGAAAAATTCATTTCAGCCTACTCCTTTCGAGCATTGCTACCAAACCGCTGTCCCATTTCTGCACATATGTTATATCATATATGTCGCCGTCATATTCAACCCTGTTACCGACCTTTACGTCGTCTGACATATCGCAGAACATACGCATTTGACATTCTATATCTAAACCGTATTGCTCTCTTGCTCTGCCACCACTGTACGGTTGTACATCGGCTTTGATTTCGGATAATACAGTCTTTTCGGTTTTACCTGTATAGTCGTCAATTTCATATTCTGCGATTATAACAGTTTTATCGTAAAAATCACTGAATACTGATGTCACTCGGAACACGCCCCTTTCGTTTACGGAACGGGTCAAGGCGTTTATAATAGTTGCTGAAAATCTTGCCATTGTCGGTTTCGGCATATGTGACGGAACGTTCGCCCTCACTTCTGCTCTTGACTACTTCGGGACTTTTACTGTCCCCGTAACCTTTCGCCCTGTACATATCCGCCGCAATCTTCGGAACAAGGCTTTCAAGCTGACGTGGCAGTACATCAATATGACAATACGCCATAATCATATTAACCGTGTCCTCAATCAAAAAGGACAACAAGCTGTCTTGCTCGTCGTCCGTTATCCCCAACAACATTTTTAGTGTCCCCAACTGTTCCATATTATTCACCGCTTACAACGTCGGCACTGCCCGACTTTCTCGCTTTGCCGTCTGCGGTAACTTCCGCAACTGTAATCTTGTGACCGTTTGTCGCAGTGATTTCGTCACCGTTGTTAAACTCTGTCCACTTTGACAAATCGTCGTCATACGCAACACTTGGAGCGGTGCTTGCGGCAGTCTTGTAAACCAACTTGTGACCGCCGATAGGCTTTGGCGATACCGTAATAACAGTGTTGCCTGTTGTGCCGGCAACCGATTCAACGTCCAATTCACCCATCGCCGGAACACCGTTCTTAAATGCGGCAAATGCGTCGTCCTTAACAACAAGGAAACCTAAACGCATAGTAGCCTTAATAGCTACCATATCTTGCTCGGCAAGTGATAGCGGTTTACCGTCGCTGTCAAGAGTGCCTTGTAGTGTTGCCTCTGTAAGTATTTCGTAGTTGATACCTGCACGCATACCGACAACGGCATACTTAAAGTTACCTGTGATAATATCGGCACGTTTGTTGTCCCACGCACCGTTACGTACAAATTCGATAGGCTGACCGTACAGCTCACCGCCTGTTGTACCGTTGACATATGCAGGTGCGCCGTTTGCGTCACGCAATTTTCTCAGCATATTCTTAACACCGATACGACCGATAAATCCCGACGGGTCATAGCCGTTTTCTTCAATCATTGACATTGCGTCAGATATAGCAATATCAATATTTGTGTTGTCTGTAACAACCATATGCTTGCTGTCTATAGCGTTCATAATGTTTGTCTTGAACGGCGAATTTGTACCGAAAATGCACGCCGCGTCAATCGCTCTGTAGAATGCCTCTGCAATTTCCGGCTTTAGTTCTTCAAATACGCTGATAGTCGTATCTTCCAACTTTTCCTTTGTTACCGGAATAATAACGGCTAACTTCTTAGCCTCGATTTCAGGGTGAATCCAAGTAGCACCGCTTGTCTTAATTCTTTCACCCTCACCGACCCAGTAAGCACCCGGACCGTCTGTAAGTACGTTAAACTTCTTTTTCTCGTGTTTCATTTCCTCGACTTTCGCCATTCTTAAAACACTTGAACCCCTTGTCACCATTTTGATGATGTCTGTTGCTTGCTCGACAGGTACAAAACCTGTCAATTCATTTTTCAAATAACCCATTTATTTCACTCCTATCTTTGATTTTCTCTGATTATGTCCATAAAACTGCCTGTGTTGTGACCGCCACTGCCACCGTTTAAATCCGGTGTTTTGCCCTTTAAACGCTCGGTAACACCTGCTTGTACATCTTTGTCATAGTTTTCTTTTATCTTGTCAATAACCGCCTTTGTGCTATCCTTGTCCTCTGCTATGATGTACTTTGCAATCTCGGCAGACAGTCCGACTTTGGCAAGTTCCGTTTCGGCATATGCAACGATTTTTTCATGTTCAAACTCTGCCTTTGCCTTTTCAAATTCTGCCCTTTCCTTGTCGTCGTCCTCTTTTTTTCTTTGCTCGTTTGTCAACTTGGCTTTTCTCATGCCCTCGTTTTCAGCGTCCTTTAGCTTTTGTTCAAGTTCCTTTTCCCACTCCGCTTTTACCTTAGCTATCGCTTCATCAATCGCCTTTTGATTGTCGTCGTTATTCGGTGCGGGAGGCTCCGGAGGTGTCGGAGGTGTTGGAGGTGTTGGCTCCGTTGTTTTTGTTGGATTTGGTGTTGGCTCTGCCATTCAAATCATTCCTTTCTGAAAAAATTGTATAAAAATAAGACGTATAACCCCACGTCTAACAGGGAGATAATCGGATCACCATTCCTTTCCTCTATGTGTATGTTGTGCCTACTTTCACACTATCACCGCCTTTCAATAAATTTGAATATCAAAAAAGCACGTCTGCAAACGTGCTTTTAATATTTAATTTATATTTAGTTTTTTCTTACACACTCTTTTTCATTAAATCATATCGTATATAATTTTTTTCCGATATTATTAACATCTCCCGCCAACAATAACTCTGCATTACTATCAATTAATCGTTTATGATTATTTATCATCGCTACTGATAATATTTTAAAGCGGTTTCCGTTTTCATCTGCAACATATCCCCCATTTTTTAAGTTTATACCGTTGTCATTGATTTGTACCGATATATTTTGTCCAATTTTCAATGAATTTATTATATCCATATCACACACCGCCTTTTTTATAGTATAGTTTTAATTCATTTTTGTAATCATTTAAAGCCTTTTCTGTTTGTTCGACCTCAATTTTAGTAAGTCTGTATGCTTTTTGGTATCTTAGTAATTTCTCTTGTGCCTCTATTTCACACTTTAATCGACTAATATAACTTCCATCATTTTTCCCCGTTCCATATTGAGCGGAATGTATAAGCTCTTCAAATACACTGGCACGACTAGGTTTTTGACGTAATAAAATTGTATGCGCATCATATGTAATTGCTTCTGCAAATTTACTATCCAAATATTTATCCGTTTCCTCGCTCATTTGAATAGTTCCTCCCAACTTCTTAAACCTTTTAATTATTTTTTGAAGTTGCTTTTTGGGCATAGTTTCTGATTTATTATCGTTCTTTTTTCTTTTCATCTCTATTATACCACGTTTTTCACTATTTGCAACATATTTTAACGCATTTTTTTGCTCGTCCGACAAACTGTTTTTCCATTCGTTAAATGTCATACCGCCGTCAACCTTGTAATTTTCACCCGTCAACGGGTCACGTGCGATACGAGTTGACAAATTCACGTCTGCCATAATCGTAACGCACCGACAACGTGGGTGTATCGGTGGATAATTTTCACCCTCAACGGCAGCGTTTACATCGAAAACCTCGCCGTCAAGATTACCACAAGTGTCACACGTCAATTCAGACAGTGCAGCTACAAAACGATACTGTTTTATGCCGATTTCCTCATATGCCATCTTTTGACCTTGGTTCATAAAATGCGCCGTTTCACTTCGCACAAGTGTTTCGGCTGATGTTCGTATTCCGCCCGGTGCAGTATCTTTGACGTAATCAATCAGCTTGTCGGTCATACGGCTTACACTGTGACCGCTGATAATACCGTCCTCAATCGTCTGTCCGACCGCCTGTATAAATCTGTCGTTATGTATCCACACTCTCTCGCTGTAGTTGTGACCGTGCCACGGCTCGCTTAATACCCTATCAACCGCCTTTTGCGGAACGAGTGAAAAATCAATTCCGCAGTTTAATCCCTTTGCGGTATCAAATATGTTTGTATAATATGCCGTTTTGACTGCACTGTCATACAGTTTCTTTTGCTCTTTTATAGCCTCATTCGCAACGTGCCTAAAGTAAATATATACATTACGTTTCAACCCCTCTAATCGGCTTATTCTCGCACCGTATGCCTGTGCATTTATGCGGTTCAGAATTTCTTTTTTAACCGTCTTGTCGTCTGTTTCGGCATACAGTTCGAGCAGTTCTTCATATTGCTTGTCGCTGTCAGCTATGCTCATTAATCGGCGTGCCTCTTTTTCGGGTATATCAGTCGAAATATAGGCTTTGAACGTTTTCTCAATGTCATTGTTTATATTCTTGATTGCTCGCTCATATGCCTTAATTACACCGTCCTTAACGCTATCCGCCTGCGACTGTAAATATGTTTCAACTTCAACGGCACGTTGCACCCAATATGCCTTACTCTTCATTGTAGTTTACTTTCCTTGCCGAATTTTCAGCGATACGCATATCTTCGGCGGACTTTTCCGCTTGTTCTCTGCGTGCAATTTCAACTTCTTCCTTTGCGTCCGTGATGAATGGCAAACGTTCAAGTAATGTTTCGTCAGACGCAAGACCTTTGAGGTAATTAATCATCTGTGCAATTTCCAACTCATTCGCAGGCAAGTTATACGTAAATCCAATGTCAACTCTGTGCGACGGTACTTCTTTCATTGCGTTCAAAGTCACTAAGAAATTATTGTATATTTCTAAACGTTTTCTCAACGTCTTAGCGAAGTTACGTTCTTTGTTCTTGACGTGCTGTTCAAATCCCAACAGCTTGTACTTTATTGCCACGCCCGACAAATTGTTGCCGAAACTTTCGTCCGACAAATCGGGAACGTGTGACAGACGGTGTATATCGTCCTTGATGTCATCACGCAACACCTTTGTATCAGCCTCGTTCAGCACCTTTGACAGATACTCCGCTTTCGCGTCGCCGTCACCCATTAAGATACGTTCTACCAATAATTTTTTTGCCTGTTCGGTGTCAAGGTCGCAGTTGCACAAAAACAACAGTGAATTGACGAATTGTTCCTTGTCATTAATTCTATCTGACATCAACACATTGTATGCGTCAATCTGCGTTATAAGCTGTTCAAAATCGCCCTGCATTTCCGTATTATTTCTGTATTCGATAATAGGTACATCAAAAAAGTAATGCGGTTCAACATTTTGCAATGATAATGCCGTATAGCTGTCAAGACCTGTGTATGTATATATAAACGATTCATCATACACACGACAAATACTGCCTGTGCAGTAGCCGTCAAGGTCGTATTTCTTGTAGTAATACACCGCAAACAACGGCTTTTCAAATGCCGACTGTGAGTAACATACAAATGTATGCTCCGGATCCAATCGGACACTTCTCGGCTTGCTTTTTTCGTCTGCATAAATCAGTTCATATGCTTTGCCGTAAATGCTCATATTTTTTACGATTTCACTGTCCACACTCGGCATATCCTGTTCCAAATATTCGTTTTTGATTGCCTCAATATCGTATTCGTCCGACACCGCATATGTTACGGGATTGCCGACAAGATAACTCTGCGTCATATCTGTTATGTACTTTGCGTGATTACACATTATGCGGTTGTTTGCCACGTTTTTGCCCCTTTTTCTGCGGTTTAAAATGCGGTGGTCGCCCATATAGTAATCGTGCAATAATCGGTATCTCTGTCGCTCTCGCTCGTGTCGTTCAATCAATTTCGTTATGATAAACGGTGTCACACCACCTGCGACTATATCTTCATCAATTATCATATTCCGTACTCCTCTCTTGAATAGATTTTAGCTTTCTTATCCTTGCGCCAACTCTCAACGCCGTATCTCAGTGCCGCCATTGCGTCATCAAATACATTGACAGGTTCGTCCGTATATTCGCCCGACTTTTCATCAACTCGCCAACGCCATTGCTGTATCTCTTTGATTACATTCACGCAAGACGGATGAATATGTATCTTTCTGCCTTTTAACCAGTCAATCTGCGATTGTATGCTGTTCGGATTTTTAACAACTGCCCTTGCTCGATAGCCTGCCTTTCGCCACATTTTTATACGGTCCGGCTCTGCACTGTCGCACCACATTGCAAGACTTTTGCTGAACTTCCCGTCAGCTTTTTGAATAATCTCTGTTGTGTCCATTTCGTGTACATACAGTTCGTTGCAGACATAAATATCGCCGTCCTTATAACCTAACGTCAATATAGCATTTGCGTGGTTAAATCCGAAGTCCTGTCCTATTGCCATAGCGTCAAAACGGCTCATATCTGTATCAAATTCTTCAATGCGATAATTTGCGAATATCAATCCGCCTGTTTCGCCCCATTCGCCCAAGCCGTAAATCCTGTAGCCCTCAGGGTCAACCTCTTTACGACGTAGCATACGTTGTCTGTATGCCTCGTCACAAAATCGGTTTGTTAAATATGTGCTTTGGTGCGTTAAGACGTTATCGTCCTGTATATCGAAAAACACTTTCTTTATCCAGTGACTTGACGATACAGGATTAAATGTCAATTTTATCTGATAAAAAAGACCGTCGGGGAGTTCACCTCTCAAACGGTCATCTATAATTTCAAAATCCTGTTGCACAAGCTCCGTAGCCTCTTCAATCCATACGTCGGTCAACTTACCGTTTGCAAATGTGATTGATTTCAGTTTTTCACGTTGCTTGTTATCGTTGACACCACGAAATATAATCTTGTTGCCATTTATACAGGTGAACGACAACGGGCTTTGCGTAACTCTCCACGCTCTGCCAACGCCCATACGGTTTATAGCTGATTCAAGCTCGGCAAATGTACTGTCACGGTTTGTTATATCGGACTTTCTCACACATACAAGATTACGCCCTTTGTCACGCATTAAACGCAATATGTACAGTTGTGCAGTATCGACGCTCTTACCGCTTCCGGCACTGCCTTTCATTACAACATAACGCTTTTTACATTGATGTACAGGCTTGAATATCGGATTGAACGGTACTGTTACTTTGTTCATTCGTCCTCACCACCGTAATCAATTTTAATGCTGTAGTCCATATCACCGTCAACGTTTAATTTGTCTGTGAACAATGCGTAGTATTTACCCAACATTTCCGCTGCTTTGTTTACGTCAGACACCTTTGTCGGTATTTCAACACATATCGGCTGTTCTGCTTCGTCAATGACCTTTTTACCCTTGTCATCGTAATACGACTTACGGGCTTTACACGTCACTACAACCGTTTCGGGTTTCTCACGTCGCATAACAGCCGTAAGCGTTTTCAATACCTCATCTTGTTTGGCAATAAGAGCGTCCTCTTTCTCTTTCAGCCGTTTTTGTATGTATTCCTGAATTTCAGGTTTCTTCAAGTTTTCATTCCCAATCGAATACGCCGTCTTTTCCGAATACCCCGCTCTTAACGCCGCTTGCGTTGCATTCAAATCAATCAAATATTCCTCACAAAACAACTTCTGCTTCTCAGTCACTCTTATCACCTCCTGTTTTATTGCATAAGAAAAACACACCCGATTAGGTGTGTTTTGAATTATTATTTTCTATCTCTCACTTCTATGTAATATCTTTTAACTTTATCATTACATTCTACCGTTTGAAATTGTCGCTCCTTAAGTATATCGTCTATGCACATTAAAGCGATTTTACATTGCTTACATTTACATAATTTGTCCATCTTACTACCGTAACTACGGGCTAAACGAATCCAAGTTGGAATATTTATTATAATTATACAAACAAGTAAATATGAATTAAATCTCATATCTTCGCTTATATCCTTTGACAATGCTACACTTAAAGAGCTAAAAGTAAATATTGCAGCTGTCACGGATATTAATAAATTCGAAAAAGTTGATATTGTATTAGTGTAATACATCGGATCATTATTTTCATTTTCATACATTTTTATTTCTAACCTATACTTTTCATTTAAAAGTTCTTCTTCGGTCTTGTTCTTATAAAAATTCATCATTTCGGCTCTAAAAAGATTAGTTTCTTCATCATCTTCGGTTATATCTTTTATCGAATTTTTTTCTTTTTTTGACATATATCATCACCTCGTATGATATATACCCATAATATTACAACTTCAAACATTTTTTTGATAATTTTTTTAATATCTCCATTCCCACCAATTCTACGAGATATTCACCCATCATCTCACGATGATACACCGCTTATGTTACTAATTCCATGATATACTATATCACAGGTGCAATATAACATTCTATAACATCTTTAATTAAATTCAAAGCCTTGCCGTGCAGACGGCATATTTGCATATAACTGTAATTCATTTTACAAGCAATCATTTCCCACGTTTGAAAATTCAAATAGCGCAAAATTAGTATAGTCCGAAGTGTTGCATCGTCGAGTTTATTCACGTTTTCCAAAATCTCTTTTTTAATCTCGTACAGTCTGTCAATGCGTTTATCTATCAATTCGGAATAAGCGGCATAGCTTACGAACTTATTTTCCGAAGTATTCACGTTTGACGTCTGCACCTTTTCACTGCCAGAATTGGCCACAGTGCTTGTTGCGTTTGTCAACGCTCGCTCCTGCTCCGAAATCAGTGCGTTAATCTCCTCGTCCATATTCCTTGCTCTCGAAAGCCATTCTTTACATTCTTTAATCGTCAAATCAATTCCCCCTTATACTCCGTATTTTTCTTTCAAACTTTCAAGCAATTCGTCTTGTACCTCACGTTTCCCCTGCAAGCTGTCAAGCACACGTTTATCGACAGTTCCGTCGGTCACAAGGTGATGAATTATCACAGAGTTTTTCTGTCCCTGTCTATACAATCTCGCATTTGCCTGCTGATACAGTTCCAAGCTCCACGTCAGACCGAACCAAACTATTATATTACCGCCTGTTTGAAGATTAAGTCCATGTCCCGCACCTGCGGGGTGAGCCAGTAAAAGCGGTATTTTTCCGTCATTCCAATCCCTTATATCATCGGCGCTTTCAAGCTTTTTTGCACCCTTAAACTTTGTAAGTATTCTCTCGCAGTCATGGCGATAACTGTAAAAACACAAAATCGGCTGACCTTGTGAGGTATCGACTATTTCCGCCAACGCCTCAAGTTTTTTATCGCTCGTAACCTTATAACTTCCGTCGTCCAAATACATTGCACCGTTTGAAAACTGCAAAAGTTTATTTGTAAGTGCGGCGGCAGTAGCGGCGGTAACTTGTCCGTTTATGAACTCCAAATACTGTTCTTTTTCAAATTCTTCATACAGTTTCAGTTCCTTATCCGACAGCTTTATGTGCTGAACGGTATCAATCCTTTCGGGCATTTCAAGCCAATCTTCTGCCGACATACTGACGCATATATCCGAAATTTTATCATATATCGCCTTTTCGGATTCCTCTTTCGGCTTGTAACTGAAAATTGTGGTTTGATTACGTTTATCGGGAAGAAAATATCTTTCTCGATAGCCGCTTACCGTTCTGCCAAGTCTTTCGCCGCCGTCAAGCAAATATATCTGACTCCATAAATCAATAAGTCCGTTCGGCGCAGGTGTGCCTGTAAGTCCGACTACTCTTTTAGACAGTGTTATGTATTTTTTCAGCGCCTTAAATCTCTGCGACTTTGAACTTTTAAAACTCGACAGTTCATCAATAACCACCATATCAAAATTCCACGCATTGCCTATGCTCGACAATTCGTTTGTGAGCCACGCAACATTTTCACGATTTATAATATAAATATCTGCGTCCTTTAAAAGTGCGTTACGCCTTTGGCTCGGAGTACCGAGAATTTTCGATATTCTCAAATGTCTTAAATGGTCCCACTTCTCGCACTCTCTGCTCCAAGTATCTTCCGCCACTCTCAGCGGTGCTATAACAAGCACTTTTTCGATTTCGTAACAGTTATAAATCAATTCATCAATCGCCGTAAGCGTCACGACCGTTTTACCAAGTCCCATATCAAGGAACAATCCGACGCGCGGTGTAGAGATAATTTTATCCAACGCAATCTGTTGGTACTTATGCGGTTTAAATTTCAAAACTCTCACCTCTTAACAATTTATCAACTTTGTCCTTCGTGTCAATCACATAAACGTGAAAACCGATTTTTTCAAAAAGTCGGTGTATGGCGGTTTGTAATTTTCTCGGCTTTCCGTTCGGCCGTTTAAGTTCTGCGAAGTATATCGTACCTTTCGGAATCATAACAATCCTATCCGGTACACCTGCCATACTCGGCGACACAAATTTCAGTGCCAAACCTCCCATTTGCTTAACTCGCCTTACTAAATATTTTTCAATGTCATTTTCTATCATTTTTCACCTGTTCTTTCTGCGGTAACTTTAAAACCGTTTTTCATATACTTATACGCGTATATGTGCGTTATGCGTGTATGTTTCTCTTTGTAGTACATATATGTATATAATATATAGAATTAAAGTTACCAAAGTTACCTATGTCTTAAGCCCTTGTTTTTACTGCGTTTTTTGGGTAACTTTTAAAAGTTACTTAAGTTTACCAAAGTTACCTTGAAAGTTACCTTTTCAAATAAAGGTTACCTCTAAAAGTTACCCCATATTTTAAGCTCTTTTAAACCCTTTTTGCACTCCGTAATCCTTGTTAAATTTAATAACCTTGTCGTATTTTTCCCAATCGTCAAACGATGAAATGATACTGTTAATCTCTATCGAATCCCTACGTTGAATTTGCCTAAAATCACCGTTAAAGAGTTCGCACCATATTTCAAGCGCACACACTCTGTCACGTTCGACAAGTTCGTCTTCGGGTACGCTTATAATCTCCGACCAAAAATCTCTGCGTTTTGCCAAATCCCAACAGTTCCAATCACGCGGAACACGTTTATCAAGGAAGTCACGGATAAGTCCCTCTTTAACCGACACTTCCCTATGATCTGACTGCACTTGTTTCGCAAGCTGTTCCGTTTCCTTTGACAAATAAAGCGGTTCATTCTGCGTATAACGCACTTTTGCCTCCGCCCAAATTTGATTTATTTCATCATCGGTCAAATCGGTAAACACGCTCTTTTTTATCGGCACAATCTCCGTATCAACAGGCCAAAATCTTCTGTTGCCGGTACGGTCACGAAGATAATCGCTGTTATTGCTCGTACCGAAAAATACACATCTTCGCGGGTGTTCCTGTACAATTCTGCCGTATGCCGCGCGGTATCTGTCCGACGTCTGCGACAGTATCTGCTTAACACTGCCGACTTCCGACTTATTAAGTGCCTCAAGTTCGCTTATCTCTACAATCCATTTACCCTGTATAACCTCGCACAATTCCTTACCCTCGAACGTCTTTATGCCGTCCGTAAACCACCTGTCAAAGCCGACTTTGCGAAGTATCGTACTCTTGCCTATGCCCTGTCTGCCCGACAGAATAAGCATATTATCGAATTTACTTCCCGGCTCATACGCTCTTGCGACCGCTCCGACGAACATTTTACGCGTCACTTCTCTTGTATATTCGTTATCCGCCGCACCGAGATAATCGACAAACAATGTGTCAAGTCGTTCCGTATTATCCCACGCAAGACCGTCCAAATATTCAACAATCGGATCATACGCAACACGTCTGTAAAACACCGACAACGCACGGAAAACCTTATCATTACCCATTTTAATGCCGTACACATATTCAAGATACCACTGCAATCCGTCCGTATCGGAATCCTGCCAAACACGTTTTTCAGGTGCGTCCTTATCCCAAGGCATAATGCCGTCAATCTCCGCATATCCCGTAAAATCGTTCATTTTGATTTTACCTTTTAAATGCGAATCATTCTCAATTATAAGAATAATATTATTAAGAGTTTTTTCGTAAGCGCCTGTATTTTCGTTTTTCTCCAACTTTAACGCCCACTGCATATCGTCCGTTTCTTCGTTTTCGATACCGCCGAAATCTTCTGCCGCTTTCTTTTGACGTTCCTTAAACATAAGCATTGAAACATCACTGTCACCGTCTATAAGCTTGCACATTGCCGAATATGACGGCAGTTTCGATACAGGTGTACCGTCCTTTGCGTCTGAATCCGTATCGCCGAATTTATGAATACGAACAAGGTCAAAACTGTTGCACAGCTTACCGCTTGCAGGGTCTGTTGCGTGGTTTGAATACGCAAATTTGCCGTTCTCATACACTACAAGTCCGCTTGAACTTGAGCCGTCCTTGTATGTGTATCTGTCGCCTACGGCACACTTTTCGTACACGTCCGCAAGATATTTTTCTATGCACGAATGTATATCGTAAGTTCTGCAAAACGCACCGATAACACCTTTTTTAAGTGTTGGGTCTTCTTGTTTTTTAACTTGTCTGTCCAACGCCTTTGTTGTTCTTGACGAAACGTACCAACTCGATACGTCGTGCCAATCCTCGTATTTTGCAAGCACTTTGTCAACGTCAAGTGGTTTATTTTCCTCGTGTTCAAACACATACTCGCCATCAATGCTCGTACTCGGCCAATACATTAATCTGTGTGGCTGATACGTTGTGTCGTCAAACATATCTATACCAATATCATACGCCACCCTTCTCGCAACAGCTTCGTATTCATCCGGTGTACAAGGTCTTGACAGAAGTATCACCAAACGAAATCTCGCTTTCTCGGCTGTGTGTTTATGCGTTGAATAAATGCAGTATGTAAAGTCATAAAACATTGAAATATTATCGCAAAAATCACTGTCGGCAAAGTCTGCGTCAAGTGTAAGCAAAATTCTGTTTTCGATACTTCCCGACTGTCGCTTGCCGTTTTTCACCTTACCGCCCACAAAACCGCCGACGTCCTTTATATCGTCCTGTTGTGACTTTGGCATATTCGCATACTCGCCTTGAGTTTCACTCGTTCTCGTCGTTGTTTTCAGCCTTTCTATTAAATCCTCCCACGACATTTTTGTATTTTTCCACAGTTTTGATTTTCTGCTCTGTCCCGTAGCAATTACTAAATCCAATTTATAACACCCCCTAATCTTTCATATAAAAATTACATTCATATCCGTCCGCATTAAGCGGAAGTCCTTTCGCCCATTCAATCGGCTCACACATTATCGCCGCCAACTCCTCTGCACTCGACACGCCTTTCGGAACGTCAACTATAACCTCATCATGAACGTGGAAATTAATCTTAAAACCTCTGTCCTCAAGCCGAATTATGCTTTCAGCCAAGCAATCCCTCGCAAACGCCTGTACTATGTTTTCAACAAGCTTACCGCCCCATGTTTCAAGTCTGCTCCAAGTTTTTGTTGTCTGATTCATACCCATATATGTAACGGCTTTTTTTCCAAATCTGTTTACTTCGATTTTCGGTTTAACGTAAGCGATTTTTCTTCCCGACGGCAGACCGATAAAAAGAATATTCGACTGTTTGTAAAAAGAAATATCATGTCTAATCTTGCTCGGATAACCCTCAACTGCCTTAATCGCCGCATTCTCGACCGTTCGCCAAAATGCCGTTATGGCAGGATTTGAACTCCGCCACTTATCCACGATACCTTGAAGTTCTTCTTCGTCAATACCCATTTTCAAAGCACCCATACTCACCATAGCTCCGACACTTCCGCCGTAACCGAGTGCAAGTTCGGCAATCTTGCCTTTTTGACGTAGCGGATCGCCTTTGTGAATACTTTCAATCGGAACATGGAACATCTGACTTGCCGATGCCTCGTATATTTTTCCGTGAGTTTTAAATACTTCAAGTCGCCACTGCTCGCCTGCAAGATATGCAATAACTCTTGCCTCAATCGCCGAAAAGTCCGCTACTATAAATCGCCTGTCCTCACTCGGTACAAGTGCTGTTCGTATAAGCTCCGACAGCGTTTGCGGAACATTTCCGTAAAGCATTTCAAACAGTTCAAAATCGCCGTTTTCCACACATTCTCTTGCGTAATCAATATCTTTCAAATGGTTTTGCGGTAGGTTCTGCACCTGTACAATTCTTCCCGCCCAACGTCCTGTACGGTTTGCGCCGTAAAACTGCAAGAGTCCTCTTATTCGTCCGTCATCGCAGACGCTCCGCTCCATTGCCTCGTACTTTGTTACAGACGTTTTCGCCATCATTGAACGCAGATATATCACTCTTTTCGCCTTTAGCGATATGCTTTCATCAGCTATAAGCTCCTTTAATTTTTCCTTGTTTAAGCTGTCGATTTTCTGCCCTGTTTCTTCTTCAAGCCACGCCTTTAGTTGCACAACTGATTTCGGATTTTCAAGTCCCGTTATTTTTTGTGCCTCATCATAGCACCTGTCGCTGTATTCCGTATTGAATTTGATTGCATTTTCAACAAAGTTTCGGTCAACTCTTACACCTCTGTCGTTAATTTGTTGGTCATACGTCCATAGCTTTTGTTCACTGTCGCATATCGGAAATTGAGCGAGTTTCTTTTTTATCGCGCGTTCCACTTCAACGTCCTGTATGCAGTATTCTTTGAATACTTCCCACTTGTCGGGTGCGTGCATCGGTAAATTCCTTGTACGTCCGCCGTTCGTCTTTGTCGGCTTACACGGTTTTGAGAAATAGTCAATCAAGGCTTTTCCGCGTTTGTCCTTTTGCTCCTCCAAGCCGAGTGCAACCGCCACCGCCGAAAGCGAAAGCGGAAGTCCGAGTTCAGACGCTTGTACCGCACTGCACCGCCACTGATTTACGGGCAAATTAATATTAAAATACTTACCGATACACGTTCTTTCAAAGTTCGCATTATACGCCGTTTTCAATATATTTTCGTCCGTCAGTGCGTTCATTACTTCTTTCGGCAATGCCTCACCTTGTGCAAGGTCAATTATTTTTACTTCTTCATCATCAAACGCATACGCAAATAACAAGATTTTAAAATCGGGGGCATTCGCATAAGCATATACCCCCGATTTAGTTAAATCAACACTTCCGTATGTTTCAATGTCGATACTGAGTGATTTCATTTTGTCACCTTTTAATTAAGAAAATCGTCGTCATCGTCATACATTCCCGCAAAGTCGACCTCCGCAGTGTTTCGTCCGCCTAAAGGCTCTCCGTCCCTTGTTTTCATCAAATTATTAAGACCGCACGCAATACCTTTATTGCCGTTGGAGTTAAAGGCGTAAAACGAAATTGACGCATGACCGTAACAACCGCTGTAAAATTCCGTCTTGTCGATTATCGGCTGACGTGACTTGTCCACAATACCCGGTGCGGTTTTGCAGTTTGCGTTGACAAAATAGCTGTTTGCATAGTTTTCGTCGTCCTCTCTGTCAGTATCACCGTCACGCAACGGCAACTTTAAATTTGCGGGAATTTTACCGCCGAACTTTGCAATGCCCTCTTGCTTTGCCGCCTCAATTGCATTGTTTATAGCCTTGATTGTCTTTGTGTCGCTTTTCGGAATGATGATACTTACCGAATACTTTTCGTCACCGCCGTTGATTGATGACGGCTCCCAAACGTGTGCATAACTGAATCTTACTTCTCCTGTGATTACCTGTGTCTTTCTTTTTTCCATTGTTTTTGTTCTCCTTTACTTTATATCTTTAAAATCTTCTGCCGCTTTCTCTGCCGAATTCCATTCGGGACGTTTGTCCTCCGAGCGTACAAGCGTCGGCTTTCCCTGCGGTTTTATTACATATTCTCCGAGCAGTTCGTTAAATCTTGCTCTGCCTAAAAGTGCTCCCATTTGGGTGATGTTGAGTATTTCTTTCTTATATATACTCTTTTCGTCATAACCGGCTTTAATTAATACATCGGCAATTTTGCTGTCGTCCTCCGCATACTTGCGGTTACTTCTTCCCTCAACCACTTTAAATCCCGGATACTTAACACCATTATTAAGTGCCTGTCCCAAAGCATAGTCCTTTACGAGTTTCGACCACTTCGCAAGGTTTTCCGCTTGGTCTATTACTTCCGCAATTTCATCTTCGGTAAGTTCCAAAGGCGGTTTGAAAACCATTGCCGCAAGCCTGTTTTTCTCCTCCGCATACGCACGGCATACGGCTCTTGCTTTGCAAAATCCGTCATCGCAATGACGTCCCGCTATACAGTCACCGTCACCGCTGTTCGCAAGTACGGCTTTAGGCTTTAAATCTTCGCCCCACTTAATGAGTTCGTCGCGTGTAAGCGTTTCTGTATCAATGTTATCAAGTCGTGGTTGGAATATCGTTAAATTGACCTTATGTATGTCGTATAGGTAGTCGTATTCGCTTAATGCTCCCAAGCCATATATCCGCAGTTGACTGTTCTTGTCTGCCGATACTTTTACGCCCTGTCCGTATTTAAGGTCTATTATTTCGATTATTCCGCCGCCGATAATAACGGTGTCGCCTGTACCGAATCCGTCGGGTACCCATTCCGAAAAATCTAAACGGCGTTCAAGATGAATCTGTGCGTCCTCGCATTGACTTTTCACTGCATTGTACCGCTCTAATACAAAATCACGATAACTGTCCGTGTATTCTTCCATATCTTCTGTTATGTCAAGCGAACGTATCATCTTATGATACTGCACGCGTGTTATGTGGTTTAAAGCTAATTTCAGCTTTGCCTCGCCCAATGAATGTGCGGTAGTTCCCTCTCTTGCATATTCACTGCTTTCGTCGGGGAATTTGCTTTCCATTGCGATTGACGCAGGGCAGTTTATCCACTTCTTTGACCCCGACGCTGAAAGTTTTGCGTGTTCTTCCGGCATTACTTCACATCTCCTATTCTTGTCATCGCCTCTGCGTATCGCTCCGGCGGTATTTCCGTTACTTTGCCGTAACCCATTTCTTGAAGCAGTCCCTTAGCCTTATCTCTGCCCTGCGACTTCGCATACTCACCGAATGCCTTGCGTACTTCCTCTATTGTGTATTCGATTGTTGTTACTTCTGCGTTTTTATCTTCTGTCGGAGTATTGTCTGCCGGTATTTCGGCGGTGTTATCCTCTGTCGGAGTATCGTCTGACGGCTGTTCCTTTCTTACAACGTTCGCCGCTTTCTCAACTTCCGCCTTTGTCCTCTCCACAGGTCCCGTCTTTTTGTTGAGTACCGAACATAATCCGTACATTCGGTCGAATACTTCCTTGTTACCCTCAAAATCTTTCTGTTCAAGCCTAATTACAATTTGCATTGATTTTTATTCCTTTCCTATATTATTCTATTTCCCATTTATCTTCACAAAACTTAATCATCTTTGAAACGATGTGTCTTACCGACAAACCTGTTGCAGAGGCGACTTCCGATATTATGTCTGCCGCCTCTTGGTCTATTTTTACTACACTTCCGCAATTTCTCGGCTTTGGTTGTACGTTAAATACTAAAGTTTCCATTTTTATTCCTCCTAATAAAACTCTTGTTTTTTACTTGCTTTTGTGATAAAATTCAGTTACAGATATTTTAATCTGTGTTTTTGTTATTTGACCGTTATTGAGTTGCCGCTCTGACGGTCATTTTTATTGCGACTAAGTATCATCGCATTTACGAAAACACCTACCAAATGCTTTTCATTCGGTGTTAAATCACTATACAATTTCAGTATTTCCGCCATTTTCTCATCTGCCACACTTCTCACCTCCTAATTCTGATATTTTATAGGCTGTCTGTATGCTGAAACTATTCCCCAAGATAATCCGTAACTGTACGGGAACTGCAATACCTCTTTGAATAGGTCATACCACGCTTTTTCCTTTTCGTATGCGTCGGCTTCTTCTTCCGTAAGTCCGTCGCGTTCATCGTCGCATACTGCGTCATCATCATCTATGCACGCCCAATCATCATCAATACAGGCGAAGTCGTCATCACGACAAGCAAAGTCATCGTCTATGCACGCCCAATCGTCAAATTCGTATTTTGTCATAGCCGTTTAATTATCTCCACTGATAATCTTTGCAACACTCATTTCAAGCGGGTGCTTTGACTTGATACGATTTGTTATCCCATATCCTTTTGCTATGTATGCCTTAACCGACTTGTTCTCATCAGCGTTCAAAACCACAACATCATCTCTGCCCGTCATTACTACATATTTGTTCATTTGAAAATATTCCTTTCACTGTTATTTTCTGTTTTGCGTGTCCTCTGCACTCCTTGGCGAATGCGTTAATCATCGGAAATACTTCTCTGTGGAAATATTCTTCCGTTTTCTCATTCTCTGTTTTTGGTTTTCTTTTTAGCATTTTTCCTGTCCCTTTCTGCCAATTTCCAACTTATGATTAGTCCGATACCGAAACTAATCAGCGCAATTCCTATTGTGTTCATTTGTTTACCTCTCTTTATCCTGTGAGCTTGTCCTATCGTCGGAGCATTAAGCTCCTTTTTCTTTGTTTGCTTGAATAGCATTGTACTCGTCAATCATCTCCTGCGACGGCTCAACTGTTACATCACCGAACCCAAGCATATGATACATATTTTCTATATGAGGTTTCCAATGTTGAAAACGCTCATAAGCAGGTCTGTCTTGCCAACTTCCTACCACTTCAACATGTACTTTAGGTTGCTTTCTCGGCTTTCTTGCCTTTTTGGTTTTTTCCGCCTCCATAATCTCCACCTCCCGTTATAATCTATGTTTTTCATTTTTTGTCCTATTACTTTGTATTAAGCAATCTGCTCCTGTTCCATTATCGGAAGTATACCCTCGTTCTTTAACAATGCATAAATAAATAATCTGCCTTTTTGTGTCCAATATGTATTTACTTTAGAATGTTGCTTGCCGTCATTTCCGTTTACAGTATGCGTCTTTGTACTTGTATAACCTTTTTCAGCATATTCTTTGTACAGTAGCCATATTTTACCTTGCATAAACTGTATCTTGTGTTCTTTTAAGAAATTGTTTAACCATTTTGCCGACTTACCGTAATCCTTTGCTATGACAGTGACTGATAATAAATCGGGACAATTTAAAACTAAATCATAATATGACGCCTTTGGTTGAAGTTCCATAATCTGCTGTTCTTGAACTTTAACAGTGGTGTTTAGTTTCTTATTTTTCTCTCGCTCCAATTTTAATGCCGTAAACGCTTGTATAGCTAAATCGGGATTATCCAACAATTCGTCGGTCGCATACATTCCTGTTTTGCGTATCGCCGGTAATACATCAGCCGTAACCCAATGCTTAAACTTCTTCGCATTCGGCATTTTGCTTGATAAGATAAGACTGTACAAACCCGATTCATTAATCATTGTCAAATCTTGTTTTCCTCCAAGGGTGTCACATTTCGTTACCCCCTTATCTTCTTCATCAATATGGTCTATAATAGCCTTTCTTGGATTGCTGTATCCGAGGATTTCCGCTACATCCTTACCGACAAACATAATCTCTCCGTTTACTGTTGTTGTTCTTACAGAGCCAAACTCTGCATTTTCAAATACCTTTAATTCTTCCATAACTTTAATTTTCCTTTCGTATACATGTCGATTGTATTTTTTAACCATTTGTGCTATAATCATCTCGGAAGGAGGTGACTATAATGATAATTGTAAAAACACTTAACGAATTCCTGTCATTTATAGATATGGCAAAGCAACAAAATATTTCTTATTCAATAATAGGCTCTGAAAAAGAAGGGTTTGAAGGAGTTCTTAGTTCAGATAAAAGAAATAATAAGTTTTATGGTAAATATGTCCTGCTTTGTCCATCATTCAAAGTTTTTGTTTCTGTAAAATCTTCTCTTGATGAAAAACACACAATTACCGATATTTCATCATCGTTTGGTTTTACTGAATTTGAACATATTTCATTAAAAGACGGAATTTTATACTGCAATAATTAAATTTTAGGAGGATAGTCTAAAGAAGATTATCCTTCTATTTTATTCAATAATTCCAAACATTTTATTTTGATTTCAAGGTCTTCCGTTGCAGTATATATACTCATAATCTCTGTAACTAAAAATGACCTTTTTTGTTCAAAATAAAGCTTTATATACTCATCTTTCTTAAATTTCATAATCTCACCTACTTTCTTATATTACCTATGTTAAGTTGCCTTTAGGAAACTAATTCTGCAAAAAAAATATTCATTATTTTTTCTTCATCTAATCCAAGAATAGACGCAATCTTTTGAATTTCTTCTTGTTTAAAGCTCGTTTCCCCTTTTAATCTGCTATATAGGCATTTTTTAGATACACCTAATCTCTCTGCAAGTTGTGGTTTTGTTAAACCCTTTCTTGCTATTTCCGCATTTAAGTCGTCTATGTTCATTCAATCACCCCCTTTTCTTTGTTTCCTTTAGGATACTTTTATGATAGCATATAATTTTTACTCTGTCAACCCCTTTAGGAAACTTTTTAAAACTTTTTCGAAAAAATAGTTGCTTTTTTGAAACTGTTATGTTAATATGTATTTATAGAAAGGGGTGTTTACATTGGATATAGGAACAATTATAAGAAATAGACGTTTAGAACTTAATTTAACTCTTGAGGAAATAGGAAATGCCGTTGGTGTTAGCAAAAGTACAGTTCAAAAATGGGAGAACGGTTTTATATCTAATATGAAAAGAGATAAAATTTCTGCATTAGCAAAAATTTTAAATATTAATCCGGTTACTTTAATCACAGGTGAATATCCTGTTTCTTTACCCGACGGAGCAGTCCCATACAATCCTGTAATGCACAGAATACCTATCTTAGGAGATATTGCAGCAGGTTTACCGATATTTTCAGAAGAAAATTATGAGGGATATACTTATACAGAATTAAATCACGGTGGTAAATATTTCGCATTAAAAGTAAAGGGCGATAGTATGACTGCCGCAAACATTCCCGATGGAAGTCTTGTAACCGTTCGTGTACAACCAACAGTTGAAAACGGCGAAATTGCCGCTGTTCGCATTAATCATGACACTTTTACGATAAAGCGCTTTAAGCAAGAGAAAAATATTGTTATGCTTATGCCTCAATCTTATAACCCCGAACATCAAACACAAATTTATGACTTAAAGCAAGACAGTGTTGAAATAGTAGGAAAAGTAGTTGAATGTAAAGTCGGATTTTAAAAAGATATTAATATGAAGGAGAACAGCTATGCCAAAAAAATATTCACCAAACACAAATCAAACTAATAGCGTACCGTGGTATTTATCATTTGCGTTCATAACTATAATTATTGCGGTTGGTTGTATAACAATCACATTAGGTATTGGCTTGCTGATACTCATAGTCGGCATTGTGCTTATTATTAAAAGAAGAAAATTTGATAAATCTTTAGCAGAAATTACCGATAAGAAAGTTTTTTCTACCGCTATTAAAAATAATATTACAGAAAACCAAGAACCGGATCCTAATAAAATAAATCATCCATTATCATTAGCGACCGATGCCAGTCTGACTAATGCAAATTTAATTGTTTTGGATTTTCTGAAAAAACTTAAAGGTCATCGCCCTAATGAAAGATATGAAATCTTTTATTTTCGCAAAAAATCTTTTGTTAATAAATGGTATGACTTTTGTATAAATGAAGAACTTCTCACTATATCTTCCGGATATGAAATATTACCATTCTGCACTGTTGACGAGTTGAAAAGTATATTGAAAGAACATTCTTTAAAAGTATCAGGAAGAAAAGCTGAACTTGTTGAACGGATAAAGGAAAATGTTGCAGAATCAGAGTTGCATTTAATTCCGTCTTTAGCTTTAACCGACAAAGGAATAAAAATATATGACACATTTACAGCCAAAAGCAAAAAAGAATTGCAAGAAATGTTTAATAGTGCCGTAAACCTATTATCAATGAACAAATACATCGAAGCATACGAAATCATGTCTTTATATCAACAAAAACAGGTATACCACTCATCAGAGTCTACACCACCAACAGAAACCGACATAGCAAACTACAATATGATATATAGCAAATATTCAAACAAGCAAATTCCTGCTCTTTTCAAGGTTTCATCTTTACTTGGACTTTCATATGATAATTCTAAAAAATTAATTACAGGATATGATTCATCTATAGATTATGAAACAATATTTTATGAATTTGAAAAAATCCGAACCATTGAAAAAATGGAATCATATAAAGATCAAGGTTACAGTATTTACGAAATTGATACTTGCAATGACGCTGACGTGTGCGATATATGTACAAAATTTCAAAACAAAACATTTTATATAAAAGATTATAAAATAGGTGTTAATGCTCCACCATTTCATAAAGGATGTCGTTGTATGGTTTTCCCATATATTAATTGAGGGTGAAGAATTAGAGCATTGCCGAGTAATGGGCGTTCCTAAATTGTTGATTAGAGAAATGTAAATTAATTTGAAAGGAAATTGATATTATGGACATCATTAAATATTACGGTAGTGATGAAACGAAAACCGAATTTATAAATCACGACAGTGAGCCTTTAATGGCAGTCATTGCACACGACCGCTCACACGCTGTTGTTTCATTGCTTGACGAGGGTTGTGAACACCTTTTATTATTGGCAAAGGCTCTCGACAAATATAATATAGATGAATATTTTAGAATTATTTTTGATAACGAAGGTGCGGATTGGACTTTTGTATGCCCGCCTAATTACAAAAATATAACTAACAAAGAAAAACGTATAACGGAATTTTTTAATGACGGTGTTGACGCTATAACCGAATTTCTGAAACAAATCGGTTATGACGTGCCTATTAACGTCCCAAGACGTTACCGCAGACATATGGACTATTTGAAAAATTCAGAGTATTAAAGAGGTTTTTATATATAAAATGTATCAAAATCGTAATTAATTTATCAAAATAACCGATTTTTAATAAATCAAATTCAAAATTATATTTTTGACGATTTTGTTGACGTTGACAAAATCGCAATGAATATTCAAAGGAGGGATACAAATGAAAGAAATAGATATTGAAGAAGTGCGAAAACGATGTGAATCAGACCAAATAAAATGGTCACTTCACGCATTTAAGCGTTTGCGTGAACGTAATATATCTAAAGATGATTACAAAAACAGTATTTTCACAGGCGAAATAATCGAACACTATCCACAGTCAGCAAGACTTCCAAGTTGTTTAATTTGCGGTCAAAGTCTTAAACAAATGCCGTTGCATAATGTAACAGGCTATGATGAAGAATATTTGTATGCTGTAACCGCATACTATCCCGAACCGGATAAATGGGAAAATGATTTTAAAACAAGGAGAGTGAAATAATATGACTTGTTTCTTTTGCCGAGGCAATGCAGAACAGACAACAACAGAATATATTGAAAAAATTGATAATTTCGTTGTTGTGATTAAAAATGTACCTTGCGAAAAATGTACACAATGCGGAGAAGAATATTTTTCTAATGAAACAGTTGAAACCCTTGAAAAAATTCTTGATAGCGTGAAAACTTTTTCAAGCACCTTAACCGTAACAGTTATTGATTATATTGATACCGCAGCTTAAATAAAAAAATTTCCCTGCCTGCTCCAACAGGCAGAGGAAACAGAATAAAGTGCATTTATACACATGTGTCACGCTCCCCACGGAGCGTGTGAGTTGAAATATAACACAAGAAAGGAAGATTTACGATGAATGTAGCCATGTATTTACGAAAATCGAGAGCGGACGAAAACAATCCGCTTGAAACGCTTGAACGTCACAAAGAAATTCTTCTTTCTTATGCAAAGGACAATAATTTAACGGTCATTGACATATTTGAAGAAGTGATAAGCGGAGGAATGTTATACAACAGAACTGAAATGCTGAAACTGCTTGACGCTATTCCCTCGCACATATATGATGCGGTATTATGTATTGACCTTGACCGTTTAGGGCGCGGAAGTGCCGCAGACAGTGAAAAAATCTTTGACGTTCTTAAAGAAAACGATGTAAAAATTATTACGCTCAAAAAAATATATGACCTCAACAACGAGTATGACGAAGATTACAGTGAATTTGAAATGTTTATGGCTCGTAAGGAGCTTAAATTCATCACTCGCAGAATGAACCGCGGACGTATCAAATCAATCAACGACGGTTGCTTTGTGTCGGGTGCTCCGTTTGGTTATCGAAATGCCGTAATAAATAAAAAACACACGTTGGAAGTATATGAACCGGAGGCGAAATATGTTCGTATGATATTTGATATGTATGTAAATCAAAGTATGGGTATTACTTCAATAAGCCGTCAGCTTGCAAATTTGGGTGTCTTGAGCAAGAAAAATACACCGCTCCACCCCACCACAATCGCCCGTATGCTCCGAAATCATACTTACATAGGTAAGATAGTGTGGAACAAATCAAAGTCTGTTAAAGGCAAAAATACGCAAGAAAAAACGAGTAAAGATGATTGGTTATATGTTCCCGGACTGCACGAGCCAATAATTGACGAGGACACGTTCAACAAAGCACAAGATATTATAAATCTGAAATACAAACCGCCTATGCGTACAGGCACGTTGCAAAATCCGTTTGCAGGGCTTTTAAAGTGTGCTAATTGCGGTCGGGCAATAGTTATCAATACTTCTAACGAAACCGTTGAAAAATACCGCCTTTGCTGTCGTACACTTGGTTGTAATAAGGCATCTGCATTGAGTATTGTAGAAGATAAAGTATTTGAAGTGCTTACAAAGGAATTTAAAGATATTGAATTGTCTTTGAAAAATATCCGTCAATCGCATAATAAAGATAAACTTTCCTGCCTTGATACAATAGCCACTTTGGAAACAGAATTAAAAAAACTTGATAAACAACAACTCCGTCTGTATGACTTGCTCGAACAGGAAGTCTATACAAAAGAGCTTTTCATTGAACGCAATAACGCAATTTCGGATAGAAGAAAAAAAATTAATGCCACGATAGCACAGGAACGTGAAAAATTTAAACTTGTGGATACATCTTCCATCGAAGAACGACTTCCCCTTTTGCGTGAACTTCTCACCAATTACCACTCTCTTTCAGCCGCCGAAAAAAATTCCATTCTTAAAAATTTCGTAAAAAAAATTGAATATAAACGTGAAAAATCCGCTCCCGAGGGCGATATTTTCTTGAAAATCTATTATAAATAACTTTTTACCCACCTTATGTATCTTGTTGCCATAGCTGTCGCCATAGCAATCCATAATATTCCGGAAGGAATTGCTACGTCTGTACCGATATACTACTCAACAGGCAGCAGAAAAAGAGCATTTATAGTATCGTTTTTTTCGGGTATTACGGAACCTTTAGGTGCTATAATCGGTTATTTAATTTTACGTCCGTTTTTCAACGATGTCGTATTCGGTATTTTATTCGGAATAATTGCCGGAATTATGGTATTTATTTCAATAGAAGAACTTTTACCGATGGCACGTGAATATGAAAAAAGCAAAGTCACTATTATAGGCGTCATACTCGGGATGGCAATAATAGCGCTCAGCTTACTTTTGTTTCTATAAATTTTACACAATATATAAACAATAGTTATTTTAAAAAAATATATACTATAATAGTTTGAAAAGAAAAATTCTATACTATAAAATACAAATTGGTGAATGCTATGAGCTATAATATTGGACTAAGGCTACGCAATTTACGCAAAACTGCACAGATGTTGAAATGGAAAGATATATCGCTTGATTAAAACAGCTTTGTCCCTTAGTGATACAGACTAAACGGAGTACAGATTTTTGTACTCCGTTTCTTTTATTATATTCGTGTGCTTGGACTAAATTGTCAAAGTGAAATTAGTGTTTTGACAGACACTTCCTCATACTTTCTTGTTTTTCGTGCATTATTTTTTACACACATTTACCAATGCAGCGATACTAATAATAATAGCAATAATACTGATAATTAACGTTAATATTTGCATAAATCTGTTTGCATAATCCTGCTTGATATATAATAACACTGTACAGAGCGGTTTTACCCTCTACTACGGTTACTTTTTGGTTAGTTTAAACAATATATTGCCGTTATTAGTGAGATAACGGATGTTGTTAGGCTGACCTTTTTTCGATTATATCAAGCATTGGTCTTGTACTCCCTTCTTTAATACTTAGGTTCATTTCCTTACCTTGTATTTATATTACAACATATTGTCAATATTTTTCAAATTTTTGTTGATTTTTTTATTATTGTGCCTACTCTCACACTATCACCGCCTTTCAATAAATTTGAATATCAAAAAAGCACGTCCGCAAACGTGCTTAATTTTTTCGTTTTTTTAACACATAATCTTCAAAGTCTTTTGACAATCTCAAATTATATTTTTCCACATAATACGCAATATCAGAACGCCATTCATATTTACCATCCGTCATAAATGTCAATTCTTCGTTTATAGTTTTTCCTGTAAATATGTCTTTTGCACGTCCAGCCGCACTTGCTATACATTTTCCTTGCTTTAAATATTCTACAATTTGTTGCTGTCCTGTAAAATGATTATTACCTATATGGTGTTTTATATAATTTGAATTTATGTATAAATCTTTTGAACTACATACCTGTTTCATTTCATATCACTTCCTTTTAGGCTCAAAAACTCTCCACTCTCCATTATTTGAATTGGGTGTATCTCCTATTGTCATTGTACCATCTGGCATTACCCATACAACATTCGAGGGAGCTATTACTTTTACATTTAATTGTTCTGCTAAACTCATTGCTGTAGTAGCTCCATCGGCTCCAGTTTCACAAGATATTAATCTTATATTTCCACCTTGATATAATCCACTACTTTTTAGTATTTCAGCAAATTCGCGTACTGTATAGTATAATTCTTTGCCACTTTTATCAAAATATGCAAAGCCTGTTTTATCTCCGTGTATAACCACGTCTTCAAATCCTTTAATAGGTTTTATCATTTTTGAATTATTGTACAAGCTATCCGATGAATTAACAAATCTAATTGATAAAGGCTCCGCTTTTATTATACCACGTTTTTCAGCATTTGCAACATATTTTAACGCATTTTTCTGTTCGTCCGACAAACTGTTTTTCCATTCATCAAACGTCATATTGCCGTCAACCTTATAATTTTCACCAGTGAGCGGATCGCGTGCAATACGACTCGTCAAATTCACGTCTGCCATAATCGTAACGCACCGACAACGTGGGTGTATCGGTGGGAAGTTTTCGTCCTCAACGGCTTTGTCGGTATCAAACACGCTACCGTCAAGACTTCCGCACCTGTCACACGTCAATTCAGACAGTGCCGCAACAAAACGATACTGTTTTATACCTATTTCCTCATACGCCATCTTTTGACCTTGGTTCATAAAATGCGCCGTTTCGCTCCTCACAAGAGTTTCGGCTGATGTTCGTATTCCCCCCGGTGCAGTATCTTTGACGTAATCAATCAGCTTGTCGGTCATACGGCTTACACTGTGACCGCTGATTATACCGTCCTCAATCGTCTGTCCGACTGCCTGTATAAATCTGTTGTTATGTATCCACACTCTCTCGCTGTAGTTGTGACCGTGCCACGGCTCACTTAACACTTTATTAACCGCTCTTTGCGGAATTAGTGAAAAATCAATACCGCAGTTTAAACCTTGTGCGGTATCAAAAATATTCGTATAATACGCCGTCTTTACCGCACTGTCATACAGTTTCTTTTGTTCCTTTATAGCCTCGTTTGCAACGTGCCTAAAGTAAATATATACATTCTTCGCTTTTGCCCGCCGCTACTGCGTCATCAATCGCCTTGCCCTCATCGTCTGTCAGCGGTGTTGAAGTTTTTGGGTCTGTCGGTGGTGTTGTGTCTGTGTTTGGCTCTGCCATAATTAAATCATTTCTTTCTGAAAAATTGTATAAAAATAAAACCTTTTTATGTCTTGTTTAGGACAATGCTTAACCCTGCACGGGAGATAATCGGATCACCATTCCTTTCTTCTATGTGTATGTTGTGCCTATTCTCACACTATCACCGCCTTTCAATGTATCAAAAAAGCACGTCTAACAACGTGCTTTTAATATATGTTTTATAAATTCATCAGGCAACTCTGCATTATATTTTTCAACATAATATATTAATTCATTGCTCCATATGTACTTGTTATCACCTAAAACGCAATTTTCATACGATATGGTATCACCCGTAAATATATCGTGCAAAATATCTGTACGCACAAAGATAGATGTTCCCTTTTTTAAATAGTCTAATATTGTTTTCTTGTTTGCACATTCAACATCAGATATATTGTTATGTAACCTTTCTGAACAACTATTACACCCGCTTAACTCTTTAAAACCTATAAGTTGCATAATCTATCACTTCCTTTTTGGTACAAACATTTTCCATTCACCAGTTTCGTTCTTTTGCAATGCGTCTTGTATGTCATTCGCAACACACATATCACCATTCGGAAATACATTAACCACTTCCGTAGGTGCTAATACTTTAACCCCTAATTCATTTGCGATATATTGTGGTACAATTCCCTCGCCTGCACCCACTTCACAAGCTATAAGTCGAATATTACCGCCCTTATAATCGGGGTTTTGCTTTAATATATCAACAAACTCTTTTGCTGAAACATTGCTTTCGTCGCCATTCATATCTTTAAACACTAAACTGTATCTATCTCCGTGACATACAATGTCCTCGTATCCCTTTAGTTGCTTTATATTTTTTGAATTTATATACAACATATCGTTTTTGTTTAAGTATTTTTGCGAAGCCTGTGCAACATCTTTATATACCTTTATTATACCACGTTTTTCACTATTTGCAACATATTTTAACGCATTTTTCTGTTCGTCCGACAGACTGTTTTTCCATTCGTCAAACGTCATACTTCCGTCAACTTTGTAATTTTCGCCCGTAAGCGGATCGCGTGCAATACGACTTGTCAAATTCACGTCTGCCATAATCGTAACGCACCGACAACGCGGGTGTATCGGTGGGAAGTTTTCGCCCTCAACGGCTTTGTCGGTATCAAACACGCTACCGTCAAGATTACCGCAGGTGTCACACGTTAATTCAGACAGTGCCGCAACAAAACGATACTGCTTTATGCCTATTTCCTCATATGCCATTCTCTGCCCTTGATTCATAAAATGCGCCGTTTCACTCCTCACAAGAGTTTCGGCTGATGTTCGTATTCCACCCAGTGCAGTATCTTTGACGTAATCAATCAGCTTATCAGTCATACGGCTTACACTGTGACCGCTGATTATACCGTCCTCAATCGTTTGTCCGACTGCCTGTATAAATCTGTCGTTATGTATCCACACTCTCTCGCTGTAGTTGTGACCGTGCCACGGCTCACTTAACACTTTATTAACCGCCTTTTGCGGTACAAGTGAAAAATCAATACCGCAGTTTAAACCTTGTGCAGTATCAAATATGTTTGTATAATAAGCCGTCTTTACCGCACTGTCATACAGTTTCTTTTGTTCCTTTATAGCCTCATTCGCAACGTGTCTGAAATAGATGTACACATTACGTTTCAATCCCTCTAATCGGCTAATTCTCGCACCGTATGCCTGTGCATTTATGCGGTTTAGAATTTCCTTTTTGACTGTCTTGTCGTCTGTTTCGTCGTACAGTTCAAGTAGTTCTTCGTACTGTTTGTCGCTGTCGGCTATACTCAT